CCAAGCCTAAGATCAAAGGCGTATGAATTTTATCGGATATACGAAAACATCGCCTCCGACGAAGAGGTGATGGGATGATTAAAGTCGCATTAGACCGATTCTTTGGGGGGTAGGATGAAAAATAGACGTTTGTTTGGACTGAGGGTAATCTAAACCCATGCCAGCGAAGAAACCCAAAGTCACATTCGAATTCATTTCAGGTAAGAAGATTACTTTTTCACTCAGAGAATTTAATCAATTTGAGTCGGATATTGAGGGTAGGGTTCAGAGAGGTGAGGCGATCAAAATGCCAAACCCGCAAACGGGCGAGGTTCTGATTGTGAACTTGAAATGCGTTGAGAGAATTAGGATCGAGCAATAAATGGCTTTCGGTCGACCCACCAAATACGATCCAAAATACTGTGAAGAACTGATTGAGTTCATGTCTCAGGGCTTTAGCTATGAAGCCTTCGCTGGTCATCTCACCGTTGCCATTTCTACCCTTTATGAATGGGAAGGCGCGAACCCAGACTTTTCAGAAGCCAAAAAGCTAGCCTTCGCAAAGAACCGAATCTTTTGGGAAGCTAAGGGCGTAGAAGGACTGAAGAATGAATCCGGTCCTGGCGCCGTCAATTTAAATTCTACAGTGTGGATATTTAATATGAAAAATCGGTTTGGATGGCGCGATAGAACCGAACACTCTGGGGAAGTTAAGGGTGGGATTACGGCACAAGACATTGCAGATCTCATGAAAAAGAAAAATGGATCTGAGCCAGAACAAGAATGAGATTAAAAGGCTCATCGAAGACGACGCATACCGGTTAAGAACGCTCTACAAAATTACCACCAAGGGCGGAAAACTTTCTAGCCTCGTTCCCAATTCAATCCAGCAAAAGATTAATCAGTGCGCTGCACGACGAAAGATGATCTTGAAGGCCCGGCAATTCGGAGTCACCACACAAGAGGTCGTAAAGATGCTCGATTACACTCTCTGGAACGAGAATCGTACCGCGTGCATCCTTGCGCACGAACAAGATGCGATCAAAAAGATATTCAAAATTTGTAGACTCGCCCATTCAAAATTGCCCCGCCCATTTAACCTTGAACTTGATCGCGGCCACGGATCTCAATACGAAATGCGATTCCCCTACATGAACTCTAAGATCTATTGCGATCTAGAATCAAGAGGCGACACCATTCACCACCTCCACGTCTCTGAGGCGGCCTTTGTTCAAAACCCAGACAAGGTCATCTCAACCATGCAAGCCGTTCCACAGGACGGGATCATCACGCTTGAGAGCACCCCCAATGGAATGGGCAACTACTTTTACGATATGTGGATGGACCCCAGTCAGAATTTCGAGAAGCTATTTTTCCCTTGGTTTCTCTTTGAAGAGTACCAAACCGAGTCTGGAAAGATCAGGCTCACAGACGAAGAAAAAGAATTCACCCAAAAGGTTAAGACAAAATGGAAGCTCGAAATAACCAAGGAGCAGATTGCCTATCGAAGATCTAAACAATCAGAGCTGAAGCACCTCTTCAAACAGGAATATCCAGAGGACGATCAGTCCTGTTTCCTTTCTTCCGGCAATGCGGCCATGGATCTCGTGCGCGTGAAGGAGCTTTACGACGCGGCTCCCTCACCCATTCACGAAACAGACATTTTAAAAATCTATCGCCGCAGGGACAGAGCCAACCGCTATGTGATCGGATGCGATACCTCAGAGGGTGTGCGTGGGGACTTTAGCGTTGCTCAGGTGCTTGAAGTAGAAACCAGAAAACAAGTCGCGATTCTACGCGGGCAATTTAAGCCTTTCGAATTTGCGCATCATATTTTAGAACTCTCAAAAGAGTATATCCAACGTGGAAATCAATACCCACTTGTAGCTGTCGAACGTAACAATCACGGACATGCGGTCCTTCAGGAGCTCCATGAGCACATTAGATACCAAAATCTCTATGTCCATACTGACGATCGCCTCGGTTGGTTAACGGATCGTGTCACTCGACCCATTATGCTCGATACTCTGATAGATGGGGTTGAAAACGGGTCCGTGCAACTTCAGGATCGCACAACTCTGCAAGAATGTTTGACCCTAGTTCAAGAGAATGGAAAAATAGAAGCAGGGACAGGAAAGCATGACGACTGCGTGATTGCCTCGGCGATTGCAGTGCAAATGTGTATCAAAGAAGGATCACTGAGCCTTTATGACAACATCGGCAAAATGATTCGAATTTAGGGGGATCTCTATGGCTGAATACGAAGATGTTGGGGATACGCCAGGAAACAAACGGGCGCAGCCAAGAGCCGAGTTATCGAATAACCCAGTCGTGAATCTCATCGAGAAATCCTTTTCTGATTCGAGCTATTGGGAAGCCTCCCAAATCAAGCCCTACAACCCAGACGACCTCGTTCAACAGGATTTCGATTATCGAACCTATGAGGACATGACCCACGACGATCAGATCAGCGTCTGTCTTCAGCTCAAGAAGGACCTAGTTCTTGCCTCGGGCTTTGACATCATTTCCGAAGGCGATCAAGAATCTGACGCAGAGATGAAGGAATATCTTGAGGTCGCCCTTTGTGAAGATCCACACATTCCATTCCTGGAATCGCTCGAAGAAGTTTTGACAGCCTATGAGTACGGCTTCTCGGTGAGCGAAAAGATCTTCAAACTCAAAGAAGACGGGTTGCTTTCGCTTAAGTGCATCAAGCCACGACATCCAGTGACCTGGCTCTTGCATACAGACACGCATGGGAACATGGTCCGTTATGAACAACGTGGACCCAGGGGCTCACTCGACATTGATCCCTCTGCCCTGATCCACTACGTTAACAATAGACGATTCTCAAATCCTTATGGCACCTCTGACCTTCGGGTTGCTTACGATGCTTGGTTTATTAAACGTCAAATTATAAAGTTCTATGCAATCTACCTTGAGAAGGCGGCGTCACCAACGCCAGTTGGAAGATACGACCAGAACGCACCGGAAGCAGCGGTAGATAAGCTTTTCGAAGCGCTTAAAAAGCTTCAAACCAAGTCCGCATTGGTTCTCCCAAAAGAAATTGAGATGGAATTTCTTGAGGCCAAGAGCGACGGCGAGGCGTACATCAAGGGGATCAACCTCTTTAATATGTTTATTGGCCGAGCGCTCATGATCCCAGATCTCTTGGGCTTCCAGGGCTCTGAAACATCCGGCGGATCTTACTCGCTAGGCAAAGACCAGATGGCCGTCTTTTTTAAACACATTGGCAAACGCCGCTCTCAGATAGAGGACATCGTCAATAAAGAAATCATCAAACCGATTGTTCGATACAACTTTGGAGAAGTGGATAAATACCCGAAGTTTAAATTGAGACCCATCAGCGACGAAGACGCCATGGAATTGGCGAAGCTCTGGATAGAGGGCGTGAAGGGCAAGTTCTACACCCCATCGGAAGAAGAGATTAATCACTTTAGAAAGCTTGCAAAGTTCCCAGAGGGTTCGGTCGAGTATCCTGAAGCGCCAACCCAAGGAATGGTCCTTCCGATTGAGGACGCGGAAGAAGAAGCTAATCCCCAGGATTCAAAAGAAGCAGAGCCACAACAAGAAAAAGAACCCCAAGCGTCAGATAGTCAATCGGATTCTGGCTCGTCTTCATCCTCCGATAAAAAAGAGTTCAAGCGCATCTTCAATGATACGCCAGGGGAATATTCTAAGAAGACTAATTTTAAACTGATTGAGAATAATATGAATTCGCTGAAGGACGCGGTGATCACCGAAGCGAACCCAGTGATTCAAGACATCTATGATGATCTAATTAAACAGATCAAACAGAAGAAGATTTTGCAGACGCAAGATCTCGACAAGATCGATAAGATCAAGATTAAATTTGGATCAAAGCTGAAGCAAATTCTTAAATCTAAATTTAGAGAGGCGCACAAGGCGGCCAAGTCACAAGCTCAGTCGGAACTGCTTAAGGGTAACTTCGCGCTCCCACTTGAGAACGAAGACTTCTTAGAGTTCTTAGAGAAGGAAACGTTTCAATACATCGGCGACTTCGAATATCAGATCAAAAAGAATGTTAGGCTAAAGCTGGTTCAAGCCATTAAAGACGGGCTTCCGCTGAGTGAGATTGCAGGAATCCTGAGTAAAGAAGGAATTGAGTTGAGCGAGATCTCACTTGAGCGTTACGCACGCACGAAGTTTACCGAAGTCATGAATCGAGGACGGCATGAATTCTTTGAGGAGTCTGGTGTTGTTGCAGCTTATCAATATTCTGCGATCCTTGATGACCGGACGACGGAGATCTGCGATGGCCTTCATGGCAAGATCTTTGCCAAGGGAGATGAGCCGATACCTCCATTGCATTTTAATTGTCGCTCTCTACTAATTCCGATCACCAAATACGAAGACTGGAAAGCCGACAAATCGGTTGGCGGAAAGAACATCGATAAGTTTATTGAAGACGAGTCTGGCGAGGGGTTCAGTAAACAATGAGGTTCTTTGGTGGAGTATCTTCAGACACGCTTCCTGGGGCAGCAGTAGCTGGTAGCATTGTGTCGGCCTACTTTGATCCTTATGGTCGACTGCACATTGCTGTAGACACCGGTCCAGCTGCCTCCGTTTCTTTTGCGCTAGGGCAAACGACCACAGCAGGGTCTCTTTCCGTTGTCTTGGCTTCAGACGCAACCCTTCCACTGCCAACTGGCGCGGCAACAGGAGCAAAACAGGATACAACGAATTCTTATCTTGCGACCATGGGAGGACAGATCGCCTCATTGGTCACCCAGTCTGCAACGACCAACGCATACCTCTCTACAATTTCTGGATATTACGCAGCACTTGCCACCGGGGCGAAGCAAGACACCACAAATGCGTATCTAGCCACAATGGGCGGACAGCTTGCAACGCTAGTGACGCAATCAGCGACCACGAACGCATATCTCGCCACAATCGGATCATTGCTTTCAAACATTGCCGCAGGAATTCCAGACGCTTTAGGCCAGACTACGATGGCTGGATCTGTGTCTATGGTCATCGCGTCTAATCAAAGCACGGTCCCAGTGAATCAAACTACAACACAGGTGGGCTATTTTAAGCTGCGCGATGATTCTGGTATTTATAACGTGAACGCCACGATCGTTGGGGTGGGCGGCGCCCTTGGGCTTTTCCCGGTCCTTGCTGTAGATACGGCATTTGAGTTTGCAAACTATAATAACGACGGAAGCTTTCCTGTTACTGGCAACGTCGCGCACGACTCTCCAGACACACTGGGGGCAGTAAAGATTGGCGGTAAGGCGGTATCAGCAGAGCCCACCGCAGTTGCATCGGGCGATCGTGTAGACGCATATTTTGATCTCAAGGGTTATCAGCAGATTATTAATCGTGGATATATAGAAGCCGGGTCCACAATTACTGGCATCTGCGTTTCTTACACAACAAGTGCCAGCACCAACGGGGCAGATGTCACCATACCAACAGGATCTAGATCCGCAGACTTCGTTGTCACCGTAGCCAAGACCGGAACGCCAACCGACATTCAGTTCTTTATGCAGGCCAAGGATGGAACCAGCTATTTCACGATGAAGAACGGATTCCTGGGTAAGTTCATCTTTGACGACACTGCGGTCGCAACAACGCAAGACCTACATGTCACATTTCCATGCCCAAAGACAGGAACTATGCGCGTGCGCGTAACTACAACGGGTTGTACAACGGCAAATTTCTTTACTGTGAGCAACGCCAAATTGTTCTTTGGAAGCTAATGGCCAACTCAATTTCCTTCATTATAGAGAGCAAAGTCCTAAAAACATTTGCACTGGACGCCGGGGAAGACATCACCGGTGTTTGTATAGATGGCCCCTATCTTTGGGTCACAAAATCGCCGGGCACCGTTGAGCAGCATTATTTAACCAACGAGGGGACGCTAACTAAGGTATCAGAATTAGACCTAACAGGGTTTGGCTACAACTCCATTCACGGCATAACCAGAGACGATACAGATCTATATGTGTCTGTGCTTCTTTCGGACGAAGACCCGCCAATCACAGGGATAATTAAAATATCAAAACAGGGTCACGCGCTGAAAACAATACTTCAAAAATCAGCATCAGTTTCTGACGCAAATGGATATATAGACCTAGAGTTTGATGGCTTATATCTTTGGGCTCTTTTTGATGACGGCATATCTTCGGGGAATTTACCGGTCGTTGAACAAATAGACATAATGGCGGGTGTGATTGTGCAATCATTTGCTCCGTCAGTATCAGATCCGATCGTGGCACTTACATTCAATGGGGTTAATCTGCAGCTTATGTCCAGCGCTGATTTTTTTCATGTGGACAGAGATGGAAATATTTTGGCCCTAGAATCTACAACTGGCATTGTTCCAAGTGGGCTTGCGTTTGCAAACCCAGATCTAAATTTACAAGCTGGATTTTTAGATTCCTTTGATGGAATATTATATGTGGTAGCACACATATGAGCGTAAAGAGAACACAGAGGGTTACGATCACAGTTACGAAACAAATGGTGTTCAACAATCTTGTGAACCCAAACATTCCCAGCTTATCTGCGGCAGACATTACTGGCATTGGCATAGCCGAGGACTCGAGCTTTGCTTTTATTAGTTTCTTGGCGTCTACCCAGGTTATTAATCCAAGTGTGAGTAAGAGCACCGAAGTTACGGCGTGGGTATCCAAGCAAGCGATACTCACAGACATGAGTTCTCTTGCAAGCGAGTTCTCTCCAGAACAGCTCATTAAGATTGCACAAAACGGACCCGATCCAACGCGGATTGACTTCGTTTTTTCTAGAACAATCGGATAAGGACATATGGCAGCGACACTTCAAAGGGTATTGACTGGGCCACAAATCATTCGAAGACTTCAGCAAATGATTTTGCTCATGGTCGCATCTAACGAACCAGTTGATAAGGCGGGCATTGTTTCTCGACTTCGTGGTTCTGGGTTTTCCTTAAACGATGTAAACACTGCAATTGCAAACCTAATTACAGAAGGCAAGATTCAAGAAAACCCTTAGATCTTGATTTTTTTGGATTTGCCTCTACCATTTTTAGGTGCCGGAACTCATCGAAGACAAAAAAATAGAACTCAAAGACATCCAAGGCGTAGAGATCTTTTCCGCAGGTGTTTGGAACGGCGATCGCTATACAAACGACGACCTAGACGAAATGGTTCGAGCATTCAACGCCAACAAAGAAACCCTTAAACCCTCTCTGAAGTTGGGGCATGACGATGGTCAGGGTATTCTGCAAAAAGACGGCTATCCCGCTGCGGGTTGGATTTCTAATCTCTATCGCAAGGGCTCAAAGCTTTTAGCGGACTTTATCGACATTCCTGAAAAGGTTTACGAACTCATCAAGCGCGGAGCGTACCGAAAAGTCTCGGCTGAGATCTATTGGGACACGCGCATCAACGACAAAGTTTATGGTCGCATGCTTGCAGCGGTCGCACTTCTTGGTGCCGATATGCCAGCCGTGTCAAATCTTTCCGATATGTTGGCGCTGTATGGATTGAGTATTGATTCAAGAAAAAGCTATGCAGATCCAAAAACGGTCTCTACCATTAAGTCATATCTTTTTTCTAAGGGGGGCTTTTCGATGGATGAATTGAAAGAAGCGCAAGCGAAAATCGCGGCACTAGAAGAACAAATGAAGGCGCAAGCCGCCAGCAAAGAAGAGCTAGAAAAGCTCACAAAATATAAAGAAGACGCTGAAAAGCGCATCGTTGAACTTGAGAAATCCAGCAAGGAAGCGGAACTCAATGCATCAGTCGATCTCTTGGTTGCCGAAAAGGCAATTAGCCCAAGCATGAAGGAATATGCCAAATTATTTTTGGGCGAAGAAAAGAAAGAATATTCAATCAACGAGAAAAAAGTTTCTAAGCTTGAAGCCCTCAAGGGGATGTTTGGACTTCACGCCGAGATGCTCAAGGTAAACACCAAAGAGAACACCATCGAAGGCGAGAAGATCGAACAAGGGATCACTGAGGTTCAGGAATTAGACAAGCTTATCGCTGAAGGCAAAACACGAAAAGAAGCGTTTCGAATCGTGGACGCCAAGCGCAATAAGAATAAGAAATCCGCATAAGAGGGGGATTTAAAAATGAGTCATATTTCACCGGTTTCTTTTGGGGTTCTAACAACTTTGTTGGCATACCGCATTGTTGCGGCAAACACGGCTGGATCTGACGCCGTCGTTTATCCTTCGGCTGCGACTGTCCCGCCCATTGGCGTGACCGCTGACACCGTTAAGGACACCACTGGCGCGATTCCAGTTTATGTTTCTGGCATTGCTCGCGTGTTCTTCAATGACACGATGTCGAGCGGCGGACTCGTTGCTGCGGATTCCTCGGGTCGAGGCGTTCCGCATGCGAATACGACTGCGGGAAGCTATGTTATTGGAACGCTGATCGGACCTGCAGTGGCCATCACTGGAACCATTGCTGACGTTTTGATCAATCCGTTCTTTAAGAGCATTCCTTAATTAACGGAA